CCCCCTAGTGATGGACCCCAGCCGGTTCAACGAAACCGCCCCGTCATACTCCCAGTTCACCAAGTTCGTGACCCGTTTGGGCAAGGGCACACACACAGTCGCGGCCCGCGTCCGCAATGACAAACCGTGGGAGCGCACTGACCTGTCCGTGTCGGCGTCCGATGACAAGGTGTCGGCGTCCAACCACGGCTTGGCGGCTGGCTCCAAGGTGCGCGTGTTTGACATTTCCAAGTCGGGTACCGGCCTGACCAAAGGTAATGACTACTTCCTCGTAAACGTCACGGACAACGACTTCAAGTTGTCGACCACGTCAGGCGGGTCCGCGGTCAACATCACCGCTGACGCGAAGATTGACATTCGCCTCGTGGCCGATTCCACGGCGGGTTTCCTGTTCACGGCGTGGGCCATCGACGACACAAACAAACCCACCACCCTCATCCTCAGGTCACGGGCAGCGGACTGGGAAGTCACCACAACCGCGCCAAAACATTTGCCGGCCATGGTGCTGCGCACCCTCATGGAAGAGGCAGCCGCCCGCGGCGCGTACCGGTTCTCCAAGTTCACCTACGGGTTCAGCCAGTCGGCCCCCACAAGCGGGTCATGGTCAACGAAGGCTGACATTTCCCTGAAGGTCGGCACGTCACTGCTTCAGGTGATGGACACCATGGTGGACCTAGGGCACGACTTTTGGTTGGACCCTGCCACGTGTGAGCTTGAGGCGTGGGAGTCCCGCGGCACAACCAAGTCCGTGACGTTGGCACTTGAAGATAACCTCATGGAGTACGCGACCCGCGCGGAACCGAAACTGAAAACACAAGCCCTGATCCGCACCAAAGAGGGGTGGACGCAAACCAGCGTCAACGCGGACACAAACGGGCGCCGCGAAACCTACTTGGAGTACGGCAACATGCGGGACGAGGACACCGCCCGCACCACCGCCCAAAAGCTGCTACGCCGCACCGGGAAAACGCAGCTGGTTGCCACGAAGGTCGCCGCCATCGTGAAGACGGGCGCGGCCCCGTATGTGGACTTTGCGGTAGGTGACGTGGTCACGGTCCCGAACGCCACGGGAACCGGAACGTTGAGTGCCCGCGTGCTCACCATCGCCATGGTGCACGACGGCAAAAACGTGCGCTTCATGCCTGAGCTGGAGGTGCTGAGTGCCTGACGGTGATTTCCGCCGCCCACCCCAGTTGTGGGAACAGCGCCTGGCGCAGCTGGTTTCCATGACCAGCGTGGGTGTGGTGTCGGGTGGGGGCACGGACCCGAACACCCCTGACCTGCCGCCTGGTGACGGGGGCCCAGGTATTGAGCCTGAGCCGGTGACGCCCGCCCCGGTCGACTTCATCGCCCCGTCAACCCCGACCCTGACCGGAACGGTGCAGGGTTTGCGGGTTTCGTGGAACGGGTTGAACTCGTCGGGCAACGCATACCCGTCTGACGTTTACGTTGAGGTTCACTACTCCACGTCGGGCGCCACGTTCACCCCGAGCAGCTTGACGCTGGCGGGCACCCTGCTGGGGTCGGCGGGCTTTTTCACCATCATGGGCCTGTCGGCGGGCACCACGTATTACGTGCGCCTAGTCGGCGTCGACGCAAAGGGAAACCGCACGGACCCGTCCACGGCGGCGTCAAGCCAGACAGGTTTGACCACCTCAAGCGACTACGGAACCGCTACTATTACCAGCGGCGCAGTGTCTTTCAACGCCCGCCAAATCGGTGGCATAACCACCACGGTCGGCACGACTCAGCCAAGCTCCCCCGTCACTGGTGACATTTGGTTGGACTCAAGCGGCGGCGCCATCACACACAAGCGGTGGGACGGGTCGTCGTGGGTCACGCAGGCGTTTGACTCGGAGTCAATTTCGGCTGGTGCCATCACGGCCACGCAGATCGCTGCCGGTGCCATCACCGCTGGGGCTATTGCCGCTGGCGCTGTCACTGCCGCAAAGATTGACGCGGGCGCAATCACTGCTGACAAGATTGCCGCCGCCACCATCACGGGCGACAAGATTGCCGCCAACACAATTGACGCCACAAAGATTTCAGCGGCGTTCATCACGGCTTCAGACGTGAACGGCAACGTAACTAGTATCAGCGGTAGCGCGATCACCTCGGGCACCATCACGGGCCGCACGGTGCAGTCCTCAAGTGGCACTAGCCGCATCGTGCTGAACAACGCTGACACGCTCGACTTCTACTCAAGCAACGTGAAGCGCGGCGACCTGTATGGCGTTACCGTCAGCGGCCTCAACGGCATCGGCGTCACCGGCGCCATGGACGTGTCCAGCACTCTGTTTTGTCAGGGCCTAAGTGTCAGCAGCTCAACCGTTGACATGATCGGGGTGTACAACAACAACACCACGGGCCTAGCGCCTGTCGGCATCACCACGGATGGACGTTTGCGCCGTAACGGCACGTCGTCACAGATGATCAAGTACGACATTGCCACTCTTTCCGGTGCCCTGTCGGAAAGCGTTGACGCGGCCCGCCAGTGTGACGTGGTCACGTCGGACCCTGCCGCCATCCTTGACGTGGGCGTCGTCGAGTTCTCTGTCATTGACGAGGGCCTGCCCACGGAACGTCGATTGCTGGGCTTTATCGCTGACGACGTGGCCGACAAGCTGCCCATTGCCGTGCTGCGGGATGCCGAGGGCGCACCCGCCGGCGTTATCGACCAGGCCATGGTGGCCGCCCTGCTTTCCGTAGTGCAGCAGCAACAGCAGCAAATCACTGACCTAACCGCCCGCATTGAAGCGTTGGAGGCATGATGCAGGAACCGGGCCGATACGACTTCACTATCTATCAGGGCGCGAGTTTTGACCGCACGTTCACGTGGCGCACGGGTGACCCTGCCACGAACGTGAACCTGACGAGCTACACGGGCCGCATGCAGGTCCGCTCAAATACTGCCGCCCCCACGGTGGCCCTCGAGGTGTCCACGAGCAACGGGCGCATGGCATTGGGCGGGTCTGCGGGGACCATCGCTATCACGGTGACGGCCACGGACACGGCGGCACTTTCACCGGGCCAGTACGTCTATGACTTGGAAATGGTTTCGGCGGGTGGCGAGGTCACCCGACTGCTCGAAGGTCGCGCAACGATTAGTGCGGAGGTCACCCGATGACAGAGGTTGTGGTCACGTCGCCCACGACGGCGACGATTACGGCGGCGACCTCGGGACCGCAGGGCAGCATCGGCGCTACCGGTCCTACTGGTCCTACGGGCCCGCAGGGTGTGACCGGACCTCAGGGCGCTCAGGGAATCCAGGGCAACCTCGGACCCACCGGACCCACCGGCGCGACAGGTGCCACGGGCCTGACAGGCGACACCGGACCTACGGGTCCTGTTGGCCCTACCGGTCCCACGGGTCCGCAGGGCGTCACGGGTGACACAGGTCCGACTGGCCCGACTGGTGCGCTTGGACCCACTGGCCCGACAGGTGCGACTGGCGACACCGGACCCACGGGGCCCCAGGGCGTTCAGGGCATTCAGGGTGTGCAGGGTGACACGGGCCCGACAGGTCCCACGGGCGCTACGGGCAACACGGGCGCGACTGGCCCCACCGGACCTACCGGTGCGCAGGGCACGGGCGTCACCATCCTCGGGTCCTACTCAACGCTTGGCGACTTGCAGTCTGCGCACCCAACGGGCAGCGCGGGTGACGCGTACATCGTCGGCAATGACCTTTACGTGTGGTCGGGCACAACGTCAAGCTGGGAAAACGTCGGCCAAATCGTCGGCCCCACGGGCGCGGCTGGTGCGACAGGTCCCACGGGACCCACGGGCGCCACCGGGGCAACTGGCGACACCGGACCCACGGGCACTACCGGTGACACCGGACCCACCGGGCCTATCGGCAATACGGGACCCACCGGACCTACCGGGGCCACTGGTGCAACGGGTGACACCGGACCAACTGGCCCGCAGGGCGTCACCGGCCCGACAGGTCCGCAGGGTGCGACAGGTGACACGGGACCCACTGGCGACACGGGCCCGACCGGTCCTCAGGGCATTCAGGGCGTGACCGGTGATACGGGCCCGACTGGCGCTCAGGGTCCGCAGGGCCCGCAGGGAATCCAAGGCGCAACCGGACCCACCGGACCTACGGGCGCCACAGGTTTGACGGGTGACACGGGCCCCACTGGTGCGGCCTCGACTGTCACCGGACCCACTGGCCCCACCGGACCTACAGGGGCTAAGGGCGATACGGGAGACACTGGCCCCCAGGGCGCCACGGGTGACACGGGTCCGACTGGTCCGCAGGGCGTAAAGGGTGACACCGGCGACACCGGGCCTACCGGCGCCACGGGTGACACGGGTCCGACTGGCCCGCAGGGCATCCAAGGCATTCAGGGCGTGTCCGGCGATACCGGACCTACTGGCCCTCAGGGTGTCACGGGTCCAACTGGCCCCACGGGTCCGACCGGGGCTCAGGGCCAGGTGGGCGACACCGGACCTACTGGCGCCACGGGCGACACCGGGCCTACGGGACCCCAGGGCGTGACAGGCAACACGGGCGCCACGGGCGACACCGGACCCACAGGGCCGACCGGACCGACAGGCCCGACCGGTGCGACCGGCGCTCAGGGCATCCAAGGCGTAACCGGAGACACGGGACCCACCGGGCCAACAGGTCCGACAGGCCCGACCGGGGCAACGGGCGACACCGGAAACACCGGCGCCACCGGCGACACGGGCCCGACAGGACCCACGGGGCCCACCGGACCTACGGGCGCACAGGGCATTCAAGGTGTGCAGGGCGTCACGGGTGACACGGGACCCACGGGCCCGACAGGACCCACCGGCGCGACGGGTGCTGACTCGACTGTCACCGGGCCTACGGGACCCACGGGCCCGACCGGGCCCACGGGGCCCCAGCCCGACCTGTCCTCAACCAATCCGGCGGCCCTCGGCACCGCCGCGGCAGGCGTCAGCTCAACCGCCGCTAGGGCCGACCACGTGCACCCCACAGACGGCGTTGTTCTGAACGCCCTAGTTACCGCTGCCGGTCAGGTAATCGCCTCATCCGGCTCCGCTACCCCGGTCGCAGTCGCGGCTGGCAGCGCCGATGGTCAAGTCCTCACCTGGGACACCGCATCCACCCCCAAGATGAAGTGGGCGACGCCTGCTTCCGGTTCCGATTTCCACCCCTTCTTCTTCGTAGGAGTCTGAGCAATGGCAACCACATACAAGGAGCAGGTCGCGCAGGGCACGGCCTCCACGGGCACCTACTCGACCCTTTACAGCACCGGCGCTGGGGTCACGGCGGTCTGCCAACTGATGATCTCCAATGAGTCATCGAGCGCGGTCACCGTGCGGGTCGGCCTTGCGGACTCAGCGGGTACGCCGTCGCGGTTCCGGCTTTACGACGTGGTCGTGGCTGGCAATGACACGCTCTCGTTCGGCCCGATCAACATGGCCGCGTCACGATTCCTACGAGTGTCGTCAAGCGCGAACACTTGCACGTTCTGGGGCGACGTTGCGGAGATTTCCTAATGCCGTTCAAGAGCGCAGCAGGCTCAGGCTTGACGGGCGGTAGGCAAAAGAGTGCAAAGTCTGCCGTTCGCAGGGGCACACCGATCGCTGTGCGATATCTAGTCATCGCGGGCGGCGGTGGAGGTGGCTCAAGTATTGGCGGCGGCGGCGGCGCTGGTGGCTACCGGTGCAGCGTTCCTGGCGAATCATCAGGTGGCGGGGCCAGCGCAGAAAGCACGTTCGCGCCAATCCTGGGTACGGCCTACACCGTCACAGTCGGGGCTGGTGGTTCAGGCGGCGTCAGCGGAACCAACACCGTCGGCACCAACGGTTCAAACTCAGCATTTGCCACTGTCACGTCAACTGGTGGCGGTTACGGCGGCAATGGTGCTGTCAATGGCGCGGCCGGTGGTAGCGGCGGTGGCACGCGCGGCACGATGACCGCGGGAACCGCCACGGCTAATCAAGGCTACGGTGGCAACAATTCGCCCAGCGTCAGCGACGCTGCTGGCGGCGGCGGCGGCGCTTCAGCTGCTGGCGGCGTTGCCTCAACTAACGCTGGCGGCGTTGGAGGTAACGGCGTCGCGTCGTCAATCACCGGCTCATCGGTCACCCGCGCTGGCGGTGGCGGTGGTGGCAACAATTACGCAAATGGGTCGTCACGTCTTGGCGGCTCTGGCGGTTCTGGCGGTGGTGGTGCAGGGTCACCGGGCGCAGATCAGAATGGCGTCGCCGGAAGCGCGAATACAGGTGGAGGCGGGGGCGGCGGCGGCAACCCCGTCACGAATGCTGGCGGGACTGGCGGCTCTGGTGTTGTCATCCTCTCGGTTCCCGACATCTACACCGCAACCTTCTCCGGTGGCGTGACTCAGACCTCGACCGCGTCAGGCGGTCGCCGGATCTACACGATCACGGCTGCCGGTGCATCTGACACCGTGACTTTCGCTTAGGAGACTCTGTGGCTCATTACGCATACCTTGACGCCAATGACGTCGTCACTCAGGTCATCGTCGGCAAAGATGAGGGCGAGGACGGCGTTGACTGGGAGGCTTATTACGGCGCAAAGCGCACCTCTTACAACACGCACGGCGGCGTCCACGCTAACGGCGGCACTCCGTTCCGCTACAACTATGCGGGGATCGGATTCAAGTTCAGCGACGCTCCTGAGTGGGCAGCGCAGGGCGGCGCATTTATCCCGCCGCAGCCTTACCCGTCGTGGTCGCTGAACCTTGACACGGCCCTGTGGGATGCACCGACACCAATGCCTGCCGAGGGTGGCCCGTGGGTGTGGGACGAGAACGCCCTGTCGTGGGTGAGCATGTCGGCCCCACCTGAGTGACGCCTACCGCTGGGAGAATCACGGCATGCCCTACGCCTACCTCGTCGCCAGTAAGAGCGACGCCTACGAGTCAGCCGTGTTCACCCGCAAGGCCGAGGCCATCGAGTACGCCCAGATCATCGGGGCCGTAGCCGTAGATCGGGTGGAGTTGAACAGCCCTCACTCTGAGCGTGAAATCTGGTCCTCAATCTAGGGGTTACGGACATGGACGGCTATTACGGCATGATCGGCGCCCTGGTCGGCGTCGTGCTGGGCAACGTCATCGTCGGCCTGTGGATCTCGCGCCGTCCCTAACGTAAGAATTGCGGACACTTCTCATAGGCGGGCCATGAGCTCGGGTTATGAGAAGTGTCGGAGACCCGTGCCACCCTTGGCGGTGGACTAGTACGCCCTCATAACTGAATAGGAACCTCGCGCACGCCCTCGACCATCGTCGGGGGCGTTTCCATTTGGGGAGACTGATGGACGCCTGGCACCACGACGACCGCTATACCATCTACAACGGCGACTGCCTAGAAGTTCTGCGGGCCTTGCCTGACGCCTCGGTGGATGCCGTCGTCACTGACCCGCCCTATGGGCTGGAGTTTATGGGGAAGGAGTGGGACCGCTTCGGGCGGGACACCGGCAACCACGCTCACCGCGAGGCCCCGAGGTTTACCTCCGATCACATGGGCAAGGGCTTTGACAAGATGCCCAACACCTATGAAGCGGGGCGGCCATTTCAGCGGTGGTGCGAGCTGTGGGCAGCCGAGTGCCTGCGGGTCCTCAAGCCCGGTGGGCACCTCCTCGCCTTCGGCGGCACCCGAACCTGGCACCGCCTCGCCTGCGCCATCGAGGACGCCGGATTCGAGGTCCGCGACAGTATCGCGTGGATGTACGGGTCGGGCTTCCCTAAGTCGCTGGACGTGTCCAAGGCGATCGACAAGGCGGCGGGAGCCGAGCGCCAGGTCATTGACTTCAAGCGCACCAACGTCGGGATGCAGGGCGGCAACTTCACGGCGGGATCGGAGCAGGCCGACGTGCCCGTAACCGCTCCCGCTACGGACGCGGCCCGTGAATGGTCGGGTTGGGGGACGGCACTCAAGCCCGCCCACGAGCCCATCGTCGTCGCCCGCAAGCCCCTCATGGGCACGGTCGCGGCGAACGTGCTGGAGCATGGCACGGGGGCGCTCAACATCGACGGGTGCCGGATCGGAACCGAGCCGCGCACCTTTGACAGCAAGGGCATCCGGCCCGGTCAGGGACATTACGTTGGTGACGATTGGCAGCCGGATCGCGCGTCGGTGACTGTCGCGGGCCGGTGGCCTGCGAACGTGGTGCTGGACGAGGACCAGGCCGCCGAGCTCGACCAGCAAAGCGGCTGGAGCAAGACGCCCAGCAAGGTGACTCGTGGCCCCGATAGGTCACCGTCATCCTTTGGCCTGCGGACTGAGTCCGAGGTCGCCGCCTGCTACGGCGACAGCGGCGGCGCCTCTCGCTTCTTCTACGTCGCCAAAGCCCCCGCCCGCGAACGCCCCAAGGTCGACGGCACCGCCCACCCCACCGTCAAGCCCCTGACCCTCATGCGCTGGCTGTGCCGCCTCGTCACCCCACCCGACGGCGTCATCCTTGAGCCCTTCGCGGGCAGCGGCACCACCGTTGAGGCCGCGTTGCTGGAAGGTTTCCGCGTCGTCGCCATTGAGCGGGAAGCCGACTACCTCCCGCTGATTCAAGCCCGCCTAGATCGGGTCGCCGCGACAGAGCCGACCGATGAGCAGCTCACCCTTGACGCATCGGCCTAGCCTCGTCCTAGAGCTACCGCCCGACCGTTGGGTCTACTGCCTCGCGTGTCAGAAACCGTGGCCGTGCGACGACGCCTCACCCGACTCGTGGCGGCAATAACTTGCCAATTGACGACAGGGGGTGCCCCGTGTGCGATTGCCGCAGATGCCTCGGATAATTCCGCGTCGCTAATCACTTTTCCGACACGCCCGAATGTCAGCCAAGTGTGCCACTCTCTCCATCGGGGAGGTATCACCTGTGCGTATCGGCTCACTCTTTAGCGGCTATGGCGGCTTGGACATGGCCGTCAGCTCAGTCCTGGGCGGCCAGGTCGCGTGGCACGTCGAGTACGACAAGGCGCCCTCCCGCATCCTTGCCCACCACTACCCCGACGTACCCAATTACGGCGACGTGACGGCGGTGGACTTCACGACCATTGAGCCCGTCGACGTGCTGACAGGGGGCTACCCATGCCAGCCCTTTAGCCACGCCGGCATGCGGAAAGGCACCAATGATGAGCGACACCTGTGGCCCCACGTTCTACGCGCCATTAGGGAAATGGGACCGCGACTCGCAATCTTGGAAAACGTCCGAGGCCACATCTCTCTGGGCTTTGACGTTGTCCTCTCTGACCTTGCCAGCGTGGGGTGGTCTGCAAGATGGGGAGTTGTTCGAGCATCCGACGCCGGAGCACCTCACCAACGCGCCCGCCTCTTCATCGTTGCCTACCCCGACGGGGGACGACGCCAACAACGTGACCAGGGCAAGCGGCACGTTCACGTCGCTGACTCGGACGGTCAACGGCTTTCTACCGACACCGACGACGCAGGATGCAGCGAATACGGCGGGGCCGTCGCAGATGCGGCGCAACACTCTGCCGCTCAATGCAGCTGTCGCCCTACTGCCAACGCCAGCCGTGAACGACATGGGCGAGGGCAAGACGCTGGAATGGTGGGACGAGTGGGCACCTCGTCAGATGTCATCGGACGGCAGGCCAGCGCCCCACGGGAGGTCGTTAGCGATAGAGGCGCTCAGGGCTTCGATTGGGGCGAGTACGACCCCGCCATCGCCCGATGGGAGCAAGTCCTCGGACGACCCGCACCCGCACCTACTGAGCCTAGAGCCGATGGCGTACACCGCCTAAGCCCTCGATTTACCGAGTGGATGATGGGCCTGCCAGACGGGCATGTCACGGACCCCGCCATAGGCATCAGTCGCACAGACCAACTCAAGGCGCTAGGCAACGGCGTCGTGCCGCAACAGGCAGCCCTAGCCCTTGACGTACTTCTCAAGGGCACGCCGTATGACCTCAGACAAGGACTCGCCACGGTCTAGCGCCTTGGACATGGCAGCGTGCCAGAGGTCATCTGGCACGCGCACATTCCTGCTAGGAGTCTTTGGGGCGTTAGGCACGATCAGCCACACAAGGGCAGGGCTGAGCGGGCACCGCGCCGTTGAGGAACCACCAAATGGCGTTTGACTCGTGATGGGTCACGTTGATCTCGTGGCCTTCACAACGCTCACCGTCGTCGGAGTAGACCCAAACGTAGAAGTCGCCGTCTTCCACGAGAGTGATGTGGGCGCCTGTGTCCTCGTCAATGGTGCGCTGAAGGTTCATGCAGCCACCGCCTGAGTGGTGGAGGTACTCGCGCACGGTGGCGTTGTGCTTGACCCAAAGGGTCGGCATTTGGCGCTCAGCGGCCTCAAGCCAGCGGGTGTCGGTGATGGTCACTTGGACTCACCATCCCACGTCTCCGAGAACGTGCGGGCCGCCGCGACGGCGGCAAGGATGGCATCGGGCGTCGCGGGTGTGTCGTCGGTGCCGAATGAACTCCAAGGGCGGTCACCCAAATCGTCCTCATACTCGCCGCCTGCGTACAACTGAACGCACAGGAACTCCTCTGCATCATTGTCATCTCCAAGGTCATACGGGTAACCCGCGGGGGTGATGAGTAGGAAGCAGTCGCGTGCGGCTGGCACCTCAATGGCCCACCAGTCGCCGCCGCCCGACGAGCCAAGGTCGCGCGTGGATACGGCGATGTCATTGGCCGTGAGCAGGTCCATGATCTGGTCGGAACTCATCTGCTGTGCGGTGGTGTTCATGTCGTCCCCCAATCTGTGCCGCCCCCTTGGCGGTGTAGGTACACCATAACCCGGTGTGGGTACACCGTCAAGCCCAATCGCGAGATGTCCGATTCGGGCGAGTCCCGTGTCCGTAACCGCTGCGTTGCGGTCCGATACGGAATCTCGTATCAGGCAGTCAGCGTTTGCCCAGGGCACGGCGCACCGTCATACGGTCCACACCAGCCACCCGCGCGGCCTCGACCTCAGTCATACCGCCCGCGACCGCCTCGCGGATCGCCTCATACAGTTCAGCCGCCAGTGCCCGTTCCTTCTCGCGGGCCGCGTTCCACCGCTTCCCCGCTGCCTCTAGGCGACTCATTGGGCAAGTCAATCAGATCAAAGAGCCGTAAACCCTGAGCCAGCAACTCAGCCTCGACCTGGGCATAAATGGCCGTGTGCTGAGCGCGGCTGATCCGGCCCGCCAGGATGTCGGCCCCCGCCCGATTCATAACCGCCCGCAGCTCTTGAAGGCTGCGCGGCTTCGGCTGTTCCCCCATGTAGAGCAATCTACTGAGCGTCAGTAGAGCGGTCTACATTTGGACCGAAACGTGACCGGGCCGTTATGGCGCCTGTCCGAAACGCCGCATAAGTGCCAGGGAGGCCGCCGCCGTGGAGTGCCTCGCGTGCGGGCAACTGTTTGACCCCATCGCTAGCCGTTGGCGCTGTTACGTGTGCGGCTTGAAACACGCCTGCTGCGAAGGCGAACCACTAGGGGAAATCAAAGGGGAAACCAATGAAGGAAACCATTGAAATTGGGTTCATTGACGGGGGCCAGGTTGAAGGCGCCTTCGCCGCTGACCTTGCCCACCTCACCCTGACCCGCCGTAACCGCGTTAGCGGCCTCATACGGGTTCAGGGGAACCTACTGTCACGGGCACGCAACGAACTGGTGGCCACGTTCCTTGACGGAAGCAAGTCCAACTGGCTGTTCATGGTGGACACGGACCACCGGCTGCCCCTTGAGTCGTTTGACCGGATGCTGGAAGCCGCCCACGCGGCCAAAGTTCCCGTGGTGTCGGCCCTGTGCTTCGCGGCGTATCCGGCGCCCCTGTACCCCATGCCCGTGCCCGCCATCTACAAAGACAACGGGGACGGGCGGTGGGCCTCATTCCACGACTATCCGCCTGACCAGCTCGTGGAGATTGACGCCGCCGGAGCGGGATGCCTACTCATGCACCGTTCCGCGCTAGAGGCCGTCAGGGACCAGCGCAACCCCGCCGTGGGCGCCAACTGGTGCTGGTTTGAGGACGGCCCCGCCGGTGAGAATTGGGTGTCCGAGGACTTGACGTTCATGCAGCGGCTACGCGCCGCCGGTGTCCCCATCCACTGCCACACGGGTTCCGTGCTCCCCCACATCAAACGGTACGTGCTCACGGACGAGCACCACCGGGACATGCTCGTGGCCTACGCCGCGGAACAGGGCAGGTAGCCATGCCCACATCGTCACGCGAAAACGCCCCGTGGGCCCTTGACCGCATCATTCAGTCCGACGCCCAAACCATCCTCGATGTCGGCGCCGGCAAAGGCACCTACGCGTCTGAGCTCAGGGCAGTCGGCTACACCGGCCACATAACCGGGTCCGAGGTGTGGCCCCCATACGTGGAACTGTTCGGGCTACGGGACCTGTACGACACGGTGGCCGTGGAAGACATACGCCGCCGCAACGACTTCGGGTATGACCTCGTCATCTTCGGGGACGTGCTAGAGCACATGACGAAAGACGAAGCCATCACCATTTGGGAGAAGGTGCAGCGGCAGGCCCGCCACGCCCTCATAGCCATCCCCATCGTGCACTACCCGCAGGGCCCCGAACTGGGCAACCCGTTTGAAGAGCACGTCAAGGATGACTGGACCCACGAGGAAGTCCTCGACACGTTCCCAGGGATCACCGCGCACAAGGTCGGGCAGTGGACCGGTTCCTATTGGGCGGTGTTCCCGTGAAGGTAGCCGTTTACTCCATCGCCAAAGACGAAGCCAAACACGTGGAGCGTTGGGCAGCGTCAGCCATGGACGCCGACCACGTCATCCTGATGGACACCGGCTCAACTGACGGCACCGTCGAGCTGGCCGAAGACCTGGGCGTCACCGTGCACCAGCGACTCATCAAACCGTGGCGGTTTGACCTCGCCCGAAACACGGCCCTGGCGCTCGTCCCCGATGACGTTGAATACTGCATCGCCCTTGACCTTGACGAAGTCCTCGTGCCTGGTTGGCGCACCGCACTGGAAACAGCGCACCGCGAAGGATGGACTAGGCCGCGCTACAGGTACACGTGGAGTTGGAACGCAGACGGTTCACCGGGTCTTGTGTATGGCGGAGACAAGATTCATACTCGACACGGATACGTGTGGCGTCATCCGGTCCACGAGGTCATCACGCCACTAGGGGAAGAGCGCCAAGGGTGGGTGTCCCTACAGATTCACCATTTCCCTGACGCCACCAAGTCGCGGTCCCAGTACCTGCCACTGTTAGCGCAATCAGTAACAGAGGACCCGAGCGACGACCGGAACGCCTACTACTACGCCAGGGAACTGCACTTCGCGGGACGCTCAGACGAGGCCGTCACGGAGTTCACCCGCTACCTCGCGTTGCCCTCGGCCACGTGGGATGCCGAACGGTCCAAGGCCATGCGCTACCTGGCGCAGCTTGAGCCCGACCAGGCCGAACGCTGGCTACTCAAGGCCACCGCTGAGGCTCCGCACCGGCGGGAACCGTGGGTCGACCTAGCGCAGCACTACCACGACCGGCAGGCGTGGGCCCTGAGCCTCGCAGCGGCCCTGCGGGCCCTTGAGGTCACGGACCAGCCACTGGAATACCTGTGCGAACCCGACGCGTGGGGCGCCAAACCGCACGACCTAGCCGCTATCGCGGCGCACTGGATGGGGAACGGGGAACTAGCACGCTTCCACGGCGGCAAAGCCGTGGAGTTTGAACCCACCAACGAACGCCTGGTGGGAAACCTGGCCCATTACACGCCCCCTAGTGGTGGCTGAACCGCACGCGGAGAACACATGCCCGACTGGCTCAACGAAGCTAGCGAACTGCTGACGTGGCTGACCATCGCCTCGATCATCTTTGGAGCAATCGCCTTCCTGATTAGGAAGTACACCCGCTGGCTACGTGACGTGATCCGTGAAGAGATCGTCTGCCACACCCAACTGATTCAGCCGACATCGAACGGCGGCAAGAGCCTGCCCGACATCGCTAGGCGCCTTGACCTCGTCATGGCAAAGCTCGACATAACGGAGGACGAACACAAATGAGTTTCGCTGACTGGTTTGCAACCAGCCCTATCGCCTCGTGGCTTCGCACCTTCGTGGCCATCGTTATCGCCATGTTCATCGCGGACGGCGCCGACATTTTCGCGGTTGAGTTGAGTGACCTTCGCGCGTGGCTGGCTGCTGGTTTCGCCGCCACCTTGCCCGTCATCGTGCGCTGGCTCAACCCCCAGGACGCTGAGTTCGGGCGCGGCTCCATCGTGTTTGAGCCGTTTGACGTGTGGGATGAGGACGAGGACGACGAGGTGAAGGCATGACCGCCTACTCCCCCGCGCAACTGAAGCGGGCTCTGAAGCAGGCGGGCCTGCACGTTGAGTATCAGCCTGGTTGGGATTCCAAGGGAATCAACCCGTTCAACAGCGGCCCGTGGGCCGGAGTTTGTTTGCACCACACGGCGAATGGTGGTGCCTCGGGCGACCATCCGTCGCTCTACTGGATGATGAACAACCAGTTTGCCCCCGTGAGGGCCGCACATTTTTTGATCGGCAGATCAGGGAAGATCATGTGCACGTCCGGTTCCGGCGCGTACCACGCCGGCGCAGGCGGCCCCCTCAAGTTGGGCAGCCACTACATCGCCCCCACACAAGGCAATGCAGCCCTTGTGGGTATTGAAATTGAGTCAAAGGGCACGGACGCCCGCACCAACGCACGCGTGGACGAGGTCGACGGCCTCACCCCCCAGCAGGTCGACGCGGCCACCAAACTCACCGTGGCCCTGCTTGACCTCATGGGCCTCGGGGTCAAGAGCGTCATTCGTCACCGCGACTGGACAGACGGCGGCTTTGACGGCAACCCCGTCCTGCCCACCAAGGGCCGCAAAAACGACGTGTTGCAGCCACTCAGTTTCTGGCGCCGCCGCATCAGGCGGGCACAACTGGCCATGCGAGCAAAGCGCCTCATAGGCCGCTAACCAAAACGGAAGGGGAGAACCGTGAGCCTAGCCAAAGCATTCTCGCAGGGACCGCCACTCATCAAAGGCCCCGCATGTTCAGTGGCCGCCACCCTTGAACAGCTCAACGACGAGGACAAGGCGGCACTTGAGACTGTCCTAGCGGACAAGCGGTGGCGGTCAACGGACATCGCCGCGCAGCTGCAAGCCGAAGGCATCAGTATCAGTGACTCCACGTTGTCACGGCATCGGCGGGGCGCGTGCAAGTGCCGACATTTGGGAGTGACGTGAGCCTGTCCGAACGTTTCACCAACCCCGGTGGCGCCGACCAGGCACCCGCGCACCACCTCCCCAACGGCTGGTCCCCGTCAGTCACGTACGCCGCGGACGGGTCAGCCGAGGTTGTCACCATCGGGCCCGGTGTTCCCACGGACGACCAGGCCGCTGAGGAACTAGCGGCGTTGGGGGTGACCGTGCCCCCTCACATGCGTGCCAGATTGGCCAGCGTCAGCCACGACCCCGCGGCGTGGATCAGGCGCGGCCAGGGCCTTGACGCCGAAACCATCGAAGTGACCCGCCGCAAATGGGTCATTGAACCGGCGCCCCCCGAGCGGGCCACCGTCGACGTTGACGAGCTCATCGCCGCCATCGGGAAGCGTCGCCCCGTCGTGCGAGAGCCACGAGAAGGTGGCGTCACCGCGGTCCTCGCCATCGCTGACCTGCAACTAGGCGAATCCGACCGTGGCGCCGGCCACGTATCGACTGACGACACACTGGCCCACCTGTTCGCCGCGTTCGATGACGCCGTGGCTCACTTGAAACGCGACGCCAAACGCGGCCACGTCACTGAGATAGCCGCCGTGTTTCTCGGGGATTGTGTGCAGGGGTTCCTGTCCCAGCACGGAACCTTGACGTGGCGAACCGACCTGACCGTCACCGAAATGCTCAGGGTGTACCGCCGCGTAGCCCTAGAACTCATCACCCGACTCGCCAACCTGGGCCTTCCCCTTCAGGTTGTCGCAGTCGGCGGCAACCACGGTGAAGCCACCCGCAACCCCCAAACTCGCTACGACGACAACCACGACGTGGAAGCCATCATCGCCGTAGCCGACACCCTCCAAGCGGTCGGCGGATACGAGCACGTCACGTTCACGTTCCCCGCACCCGATGACGACATGGTCACCGTGGCCCTGCAAGACGGCACCGTGCTGACGTGCGTCCACGGCCACCAGTGGACCGGGCCCGCGTCAGCTGCCGCCAAATGGTGGGCCGGTCAAGCCCTCGGCAGAACCCGCCACACCGGCGACATTCTCCTATCCGGCCACCGCCACCACCTGTACATCGAGGACATAGGCGGGCGCTGGGCCTGTACCGCTCCCGCAATGGTGGGTCTTTCCGCTTGGTGGACAAGGAAAACAGGGCAGCAGTCACGCCGCGGCCTACTCATCCTTGAAGCCGCCCGCCACACCGTCACTGACTGGCGACTGCACTAACCAACGCAAAGGGGAAACCGCGTGGACATTCGAAGGCAAACACTCAACACCGCCGCCGACCTCATCACCAAAGACAGGCAAGGCACCCACGGCCCCTACACAGACGAGGCCACCCGCATCGGGCGCCTATGGGGCGCCATCCTGCGCCGCGACGACATCCCCCCGCGCACCGTCGCCGCCATGATGATCGCCCTGAAAGTGGCACGCGCCACCGCCGGCACCCCCAACGTTGACGACTGGATCGACACCGCCGGATACGCCGCCCTAGCCGCACAAATCGACCACGACCAGGCCACGCCATGAAAGCCCGAATCACCGTAGGCGAAATAGACATACGCCTAGACGGCCACGACCTCACCCACCGTCAACTACGCGACCTACTCAGGCAAGCCACCGCCCACGCCCTAGCCCTCAACCTCACCGTCAAACCCGACGAACCCGAACCCACCAGCAGCCCCCTCGGATTCACCGCCCACCTAGAGCTCGACACCGGACGCCACGAACCACCCGCACCACCCTGGTACGACGACGAAGACCAGGCCCCCTAGACCACGCCCCCCGCTCCCTGCCTCCCCTCAGGTTGAGCGGGGGGCGTGCTTTTCGCGTCTAGGGCTTACGCGTCAAGATCACGGCCCCTGCAATACCGAAAGCCGCTGCCACCGTGAACGCCCCCAACCCCAGCAGCGTCAAAATGCCCGCAAACTGGTTGCCCTGCTGCTCAAGCTCACCTGAACCGACAATCCACGAGAACCCGATGTACGCGGCAATGGCAGCAACCACAAACGCCACCACCGCCGCAATGATGCGGCCCGATGACATGGGCTTTGGCCCTACAGGTGCAGCGGGCTGCGAAGTCGGCGGCTGCACTGCCAACCACTCCGCACCCGTCCACACATGCCCATTCACTACCTGCCCAGGCTGATACACCGGCGCAGGCACTTCGTTGTCAGACATTCATCCCCCCTAGGAAGCCAACGACCGGGCCAGTCTAAGTGCAGCCGTAGCCGCCGCTAGAGCTGCTTCCGCCGCTTCGAGCGCTGCCCCGTTCGTGCTCCCCGACCGAACCGGCGTCACCACCTCGGGAGTGTTGACGGGCGTGTCGTCGGGCGTGTCATCCGGCGTGTCGGGCAGGCCTTCGCGGATCACAAGGCCCTGTGACACGTACCAGTCTTGGATGCGCTTATCGACGGCGTCTTGGTTCACAGGCAAATAACCCATACGCTCTAACGTGATTTCAGCTTCCCGGTCACCAACCTTCAACCCATGGGTTGGCTTGCCGTCGCGCTGCGCCGCGTGCAGGGCCTCCCGCACGTGTGTCCGCGAATAACGCATTTCGCCCACTCCCCTCATGTGGAGTGCCGCCACTCTGACGACACGCCCGAAGGGTCCTTGACATTTGACCGGTCAGCATTAGGTTTTGATTTGCACGTCATAACCAACGCCACGCAGTCTTTCTGCCGACGGTTTTGTACGTTATCGGCATTAGGACCCGTGGCCACCGTAAGTCAGGGGGCCATCGTGATGGAAGCCAGGAAAGCCTTTTCTAAGGCAACCGTGACCGATTCGTCACATTTCGGACACTCCGGCTGACCACCTGACTCCGGCCCTCAACCCCCCGTGAGGACCGGCCCTGGGGTGGGCGCGGCGGTGCCCCCGAATCCCGCGCCCACCCCCTCTTCCTAAATCCGCGCTACGGACCTGAGGGGGTTCCTATGCCGAAACCAGCAAACCCGAGAAACGTCCCCACTACGGGGAACATGACCTATGCCGCCTTGGAGCGGATCACACCCAACCAGTTGAAGATGCTGCGCTATCTCAAGCGCATTGCGGGTAATCCGCCGACGTGGGATGACTCGTGCACGCTCGTGCTGGGCCCCGACTTCGACGGGGTGTATGAGAACTTGTCGCAGGCGGCGGGGTCGTGGCTGATCCACGAGCTGCAACGCGGCCTGGGGCACGTGGCGAAGCGCCGTGAGGACCTTGAGGTGCCCAGTGGGTACTGACATTGTGCCTGCGGGCCCGCCTACGGCGAATGAACTTGACGTGCTGATGCAGCAGGCCAAGATGCTGGCCCCTTCGGGGATCATCCCGCGCGAGTACCAGGGCAACCCGCCGAACATCCTTGCCGCCGCGCTCATGGGTCGAGCGTTCGGGTGGGATGCGCTCACGGCCATGCGCATGGTGACCGTGATTCAGGGCACCGCGTCGCTCAAGCCCGAGGCCATGCTGGCCCTGATTAGGCAGCGTGGCCATCACGTGTCCATTGAGCCGCACCCAAATGGGCGCGGGGTCACGGTTACGGGGAAGCGTGCCGACAACGGTGACACGGCGTCGGCGTCATTCACCCTTGACGATGCCGAGCGGGCTGGTTTGACGAAGTCGCAGGCGTGGCGGAACTACCCCGTGGATATGTGCCAGTGGCGTGCCGTCGCCCGTCTGTCGCGGTCCCTGTTCGGGGATGTCGTATTGGGTGCGGGCTACATCCCTGAGGAAATCGGTGGGGATGCGGACGTGCCTGAGGTGGCATCGGCGCCCGTGTTCGTGTCGCCGGCGCCCGTGGATGACGACGTGGTCGACGTTGTTGACGCGGAACTCATTGAGGTGTTGCCGCCTGACACGGCCCCGCCGTTGTCGTCCATGTGGGGTGTCCTCATTGCCGACGCTCAGACGTTGGACGAGTTGCGTGACCTGTGGCGTGAGGTTGACGCCGCGGGGCACTTGGCGGACTGGCAGCACGCGCTGAAGATGCGTGCCGAAGAGCTGGGGTCGTCGTGATTACCCGTTGCCCGAAGTGCGGGCACAACCGTCACCCGCGCACGTGTCACGTGTGCCAACTGTTCCTACTGCGGGGGGTTTGTCGATGAGTGCACCTGAGAAGCGTATGGCGTGGGCGCTGCTGGTTGGCGCCATTGTCACCGGGCTTATGGCTGGTGAAACGAACGCGTGGGGATACAACTGGCTGGTTGGCTTGGTGCCTGGCGTGTTCGCGTGGCTTGCCGCGTGGATTCTGCTGGAGGGCATCGCGTGGAACGTGCGCGAGAGCGATAAGCCCGCGACTCCCCCGACCAAGTCGAACGTGCGCACGCTGCCGAATCGGTACATGCGTGACGAGTCAGGCAGGCCGGAGTGAACGGGTCTGAGCTGCTGTTGGCCGTGGCGCATCGTCACCGCCAAAAGTCCGTGGAACTGGTTGACCTCGGGGTGCGCATGTCGTTTGACCCTCAGCCGCTGATCGCTGAGGAGTTGCAGCGTGCCGCCTTGTATGAGGCCACTGCCGCCGACATCGCGGGATTGCCTGAGGACGAGCAGGCCGACAAGGCCCGCAGGTTCATGTTCGCCATGTGGGCGCGGGATGACCGCGACGACCCCGCATACGCCGAAGAGCCCGACGACTACCACCCGTAACCCATCACCTACAGAAAGAGGGGAACCAGTAATGAATCAGACACCTACCGGTGTGAACTCGGCTGACGTTCGCGCGTGGGCCATCGCCAACGGCTGGCCTCAGCTTGAGGGCAAGAATGGGCGACTGCCGCGCCACGCCATCGAGTCTTACGCAAACGCCCACGGCATCACGACCACGGCGCCCGCCGAGGTTGACAGTCCCCCGCCGACTCAGGGGGACGCGTGATAGCGGAGGCGGCACTAGCCGCCGTCTTGGTCGCCGGTGTCGGGGTGGCCGCCGCTCCCCCGCTCGACGCGCCCGCGAAGGTGAAGCCGTGCAAAGACCGCGTGGTCAAGTGGATTCACCAGGCAGGTTTCAAGGGCGTCAATGTGCGTGTGGCGTGGGCCGTTGCGCAGCGCGAATCCAACGGCAACCCGCGCGAGGCGTCCTACCCCGACCTCGGCTTGATGCAGCTGAACGCGCCGTCCTGGCAGGGCACCAAGTATTGGCCCGCGAACGTCTTTGACCCTGTCGACAACCTCACCGCCGTGCGGAAGATGGTGCGGGACATGGGTTGGCAGCCGTGGGGCCTGCGGGTCAAGGGCGGCCAGGTCACGTACGACTTCAGCGCCTACGGCGGCTGGTCCTCGTGGCATCACCAAAACTGGATTGTGGCGCCGTTTGAGCGGTACTGGCGGCAGTTCCCGAAGGAGTGCCGCTGATGACCCTTTACAACGCGGAAATGGTGCAGCGGGCCGTCGACGACGCCGTCAAAGCCGCGGTCGAAGCCGCCACCGTCAAGGAGCGGCAACGCATCGTGAACCTCATGCACTACGAAGCAGGCCAGCACAACGACCCCACCGCCGCCGAAGCCATCCACGAAGCCATCCGGCTCATCCTCGACCCCTGCCCCGACCTCATCCTCTAGGGAGGCGTCATGCACACCAGCACTGAGCTCATTGACCTGTACCTGCAATGGTGCAAGGCCGGCAACGTCGCGGCAGGGTCCATGGCGTTGAAGCGCAACTACCTGACCCGGTTCGCCGCCGTGTATGACCTGAACACGTGCACCACTCAGGACATCGCCGCGTGGCTTTCCGAGAACCCGACGTGGAAGCCCGCCACGAGGCGGTCAGCCCGCTCAGCCCTCACCACGTTTTTCGGGTGGGCGCGGCGTAACGGGCACCGCGTCGATGATCCTGCCGCCGAAACCATGGCCATCCGTGTCCCGATGCCACCGCCGAAGCCGTGCCCCGAATCCACCCTGACTGACGCCCTCGCCAAAGCGGAAGGGCGCGTCAAGGTGATGTTGCTGCTGGGGGCGTTCGCGGGGCTGCGTCGCGCTGAAATCGCGGGACTGCACGCCGACCACATCGACTTGGAAACGGGGCGGCTGCGCATCACCGGCAAGGGCTCCAAAACCCGCATTGTGCCGGTGCACCCGTCACTGGTGCCGTACCTGCAAGCCATCAAGGAACGCGGCGGGTACGCGTTCCCGTCCCCGCAGGGCGGCCACGTCACCCCCACCACCGTGGGGCGCCTCGTCAAGCCGTATCTGGGGAGCCTGTCGACGCATTCCCTGCGCCACCGGTTCGCCTCCCAGGTGCACGCCAACTCCCACGACTTGCGGGCCGTGCAGGACTTGCTGGGGCATTCGTCGCTGGCCACCACACAGCGATACCTGCAAATCACTGACGAGCAAAAGAGTGCAGCGGTCATGTCCCTCGGGGGTGTCGCGTGATCCTCATTGACGTGTTGGGGCTACCCGCCCCACAGGGGTCCAAGCGGCACGTGGGCAGGGGCATCCTCGTGGAGTCGTCCACCAAGGTGGGGCCGTGGCGGGAAGCCGTCGTCGCCGCCACCGTCAACCAGGGCCACGGCAACCGCATGATGGAAGGCCCCATCAAGGTTGACGTGTCGTTCTACTTCCCCCGCCCCAAAGGGCATTACCGCGGGGACGGGTCGCTGAAGGATTCGGCCCCGTTCACCCACGCCACCAAACCTGACATTGACAAGGTGCTGCGTTCCACCCTTGACGCGCTCGTGCAGGCCGCCGTCATTTCCGATGACTCCCGCGTGCAAGAGGTCCGCGCCATGAAGCTGTACGCCACCGGTGACCGTGCCCCAGGCGCCGTCATCGTCATCGAAGACGGGGGACGCGCATGAAGATGGGTCGCAGACCAGCCAGCCACGCCGTCAGGGTCGTGGACCGTCCCCTGCGCCTGGTGCGGGACGGGGAATGGCTGCTGAAGGCGGCGTGCGCCGACGAAGACACGTCCCTGTTCTATGACTCTGATGGGGAAACACCTGCCGCGAGGCAGCAGCGCGTCACCATCGCCCGCGCCATCTGCAACAGCTGCCCCGTGCGGAAAGAGTGCCTGGAAACGGCTATCGCTAACGAAGAGCCGTATGGCATTTGGGGTGGGTACACGCCCCCCGAGCGGTACACCCTCAAGCGGATCATGGACACCGCCTGATGGCCGCGCCGGCGCGGGAGCAAAGCCCGCTTGAGTCGGATCACGCCATGAACCAGGCCCGGTGGCGTTGCCTGCTGTGCGCCTCAGACGGCATCGGCGGCCTGAAGTCGTGGGGCGTGCACTACATGAACACGCACTACGTAGAGCCCGAGCGGGTCCTGGGGGCACGGTGAGCTACTACCAGCGGCAGGCCACCGTCAATACAGACGGCTCCCCCGTGTTTGAAAAGCCCGTGGACGACCTCAACGAACGCCGCGTCAAAGCCCGCCTTGAGGCGGCATGGCACTGCACCCTGCACCGCTACCCGCGCCTACACGGCGTCGACTGGTACGCCGAAAGGGACCAGCGCCTCACCGGGCACATCGAGTTGAAGACCCGCGACCATTCCGCCGACGCCTTCCCCACCGTCATGCTCAACATGCGCAAATACCTGACCCTGTTCTGGGCCGAGGTGGGCAGCGGTGTCCCATCCATCTTCGTCATCGCCTACGCCTGCGGAACCGTCAAATGGTGCCGCGTGTGGGACATCCACACCCAACGCATAGCCGCCCGCATCGGCGGCACCCGAAAGCTCGTCAAGTCCACGAGCGACCGCGAACCAATCCTGTTCCTACCCGTCAGCAACTTCCACGACCTGTAAAGGGGAAACCATGTCTGCAAGCGTCACCATCGTCGGAAACCTCACCAATGACCCTGAACTGCGTTTCGTGCCCTCAGGGGCCGCCGTGGTCAACTTCACCATTGCGTCAACGCCCCGCATCAAAGACAAGTCCGGTGAGTGGGTCGACGGGGAAACCGTGTTCCTGCGCTGCTCCCTGTGGCGTCAGGCCGCTGAGAACGCCGCCGAATCCCTCAGGAAGGGCACCAGGGTCATTGCCACCGGGCGCCTCGGCTCCCGCACGTGGGAAACCAAAGAGGGTGACAAGCGCACGGACCTGACCTTGGAGGTTGATGAGCTGGGGCCCTCGATCAAGTACGCCACCGCCGTCATCTCAAAGACTGTGCAGGCCGGTGGTTTCCCGCAGGCCAACGGGTTTGGGCAGGCGCCCGCTGATGATCCGTGGGCCACGACCAAGGCCAGCACGTCCGACGAAATCCCGTTCTGAGTCGCGTCACGAGAAAAGGGGGACCTTTACGTGACGTGGTTCAAAGTCGATGACGGGTTTTGGAGTCATCCAAAGACACTGGCCCTGCCGCCAGGCGCCGTCGCCCTATGGGTCAGGGCAGGTTCCTACTGCGGGAAACACCTCACAGACGGGTTTGTGTCCCGCGCCATCCTGCCCATGCTCCAAGGCACCGAAGACGACGCCTTCGAGCTCGTCGCTAGTGGCCTGTGGAAGCCCGTGGAAGGCGGCTGGGCGTTCCACGACTGGTGCGCCTACCAGGACACCCGCGAGGCCGTCGAGCGTCGCAGGGCCGCGTGGAAAGACCGGCAACGCCGCGCCCGATCAAACGAAGACGAAGCGACACCTATTAGTTCTACCCATTCCATTCCATTCCATTCCAAGGGTACGCGTGACTCACGGCGTGACACTCAGCGTGAGTCACGCCGTGACACCCCCCGTGACACAGGCCCCACCCCCACACCACCCCCCTTCAAACAAACCATTGCCGACCTTGAAGCCCTCATCGCAAAGGAAGCCACACCATGACCGCAAACGCGTGCGTGCTCCCCCACCGCGACCCCAAAACACCCCAACCCCAAACCCTCATCTGCCACGGCCACTACCGCTGGTTTGAACACACCCTCCTAGACATACAAACCACCACCGCTTTGCTCCCCTACTTCCTAGAACCAGGCAGCGCCCCCGAAGACACCAACCAAACCCGACACCGCCGCGGCATCGACCCCGCCGCACCCGTACGCCTAGAAGTCATCGCCCTCCTAGACAAGCGCACACAAGCCCGCACCCCCGACGACCTCACCCCCGTCCTCGCCGTCCTCACCGCCTGGGCACAGTTGATCCGCGACGAACGGCAGTTGGACAAACCCACCAAGCCCGACACCATCACCGCCACCAGCGACCTCATCCACCGCCACCTACCCTGGCTAGCCACACAAGAGTTTGTTGCCGACCTGGCCCACGAACTACGCCAAGTCAAAACAGCCCTGCACTCAGCCATAGGCGACCACGCCCCACGCCCCGTAGGAACCTGCCCCGTCATCCACCCCGACACAGGCGAATGCGGCGGCAAGCTCTACCAAGACCGCTACGGGCGCATGTCAGTCAGCTGCACCACATGCGGCGAAGTCTGGGGCGAAACCGAACTACGCCGACTCGGACTCATGCAAACCACCACCCCTTGACAGTGCACGACACACAACGGACAATGCGGGTGGGGAAGTATGCCCAGCCCGGTCGCAACCACACGTTGCACCGGGCTAACGCATTTGGAGGGAGCGCAGTGGCCGCCACCCAAACGCGGCCCCGCACCAGCGAAGAGCCGCCAATCCGCATAGACGAAATAGACGAAGCCCTGCGCTGGTCAAGCCTCACCCTCGAACGCGGCACCACCTACACCCGATGGGTCAACCACCTCCTAGACCAGCGCCTACGTTTGATGCGGACCCATGCCAGCCGCTAGCACAGGCCGACGCGGCAGACCATGGCGCCGCATCAGGCAACAGGTACTAGACGCCTGCAACGTGTGCTGGCTATGCGGACAACCAGGCGCCGACAGTGTTGACCACATCATCCCCCTATCCGTGCTCAAACAAACGGGGCGCATGGAACTAGCCGAGGACCCTGGCAACCTCAGGCCAGCGCACACACGGTGCAACAGCCGCCGCCAAGCCAAACCACCCACCTTCACCACGCCCCCCTCACGCCGATGGTGAACGCAATGTCCGTTTCGTTTTTTCTAGCCACGCGCTGATTCACTCCGCGCCCGTCTTCCTTTTTCTCTCCCCACGATTTTTGGAAGGGGCCCCCGTGCCGCGTAGGAAGCAGCCTGAGGGCCTGTCGGGTTTGGCTGCGACCGGTGACCGCCGCGCATCCCTTGAGGCGTTACGCGACCTGCTAGCGCGTCAGCTTGAAACGGCGGAAAGGGACGTGCCGGCTTTGGCGCGTCAGTTGCGTGAGGTCATGGCCGAGCTGGATGCCCTCCCGAACCCGAACGAAAAGAGCCCTGTTGACGAGCTCACGAGGAAGCGCGACGCGCGGCGCTCAAAGGCCGCGGGTTAGTTCAGTACCTGACGCGGTTTCGTCGGCGGGTGCCGAGGCAGTCGAGTTGGCGGCCACGGTGGGTTTGCATCTTGACCCGTGGCAGCAGTTCGTCCTGCATGGGGCTTTGGGTGAGCGGGCGGTGGGTAAGGGGAAACCGCCGAAGTGGTCTGCGTTTGAGGTGGGGGTGGTGACGCCTCGCCAGAACGGCAAAAACGGGATACTTGAGGCGCGGGAGTTGGCGGGCCTGTTCCTGTTTGGGGAACGCCTGATCCTGCATAGCGCCCACGAGTTCAAGACCGCTCAAGAGGCTTTCCGCCGTGTGCTGTTTCTGGTGGAAAACAACGACGACCTGCGGAAGCGGGTTGCCCGTATCCGCACCAGTCATGGTGAAGAGGGCATTGAGCTGCGCGACGGGGCGCGTTTGCGTTTCATCGCCAGGTCAACGGGGTCGGGCCGCGGTTTCAGCGCCGATTGCGTGATCCTTGACGAGTCTTACGCCCTGTCGGCTGAGGCTATGGGTGCCCTGTTGCCGACGTTGTCGGCGCTGCCTAACCCTCAGGTGTGGTATACGTCAAGCGCCGGTAAGCGTGACTCGACGCAGCTGATGATGATTCGTGATCGTGGCCGCGCTGGTGGTGACCCTGGTTTGGCGTATTTTGAGTGGTCGGCGCCGCTTGAGTCGCAGGCTGATGATCCTGAGGCGTGGGCGGCTGCCAACCCTGCGTTGGGTATCCGCATTGAGGCGGAGTTCATTGAGCGTGAGTTCAACGCCTTGCCTATTTCGGAGTTTCGGCGTGAGCGCCTGGGCATTTGGGATGACGAGTCCGCGGGCGCGGATTGGGTCATCCCGATTGAGGCGTGGCAGTCGTGTGCTGACGCTGGTTCGGAGATTGAAGACCCGGTGGTGTTTGCGCCTGACGTGTCCATTGACCGGTCGTGGGCGTCGATTTCGGCGGCTGGTTTGCGTGAGGACGGGCTGGCCGGTGTTGAGGTGATCGACTACAGGCGGGGCACGTCGTGGGTTGTGCCGCGGCTGGCTGAGCTGGTGGAGCGTCACGGGGCCTTGGCGGTGGGGGTTGACCCTGGCGGCCCGTGCGGGTCGCTGATTCCCGAGCTTGAGCAGCTGGGGGTGCCGCTGGTGACGATGTCGGCGCGGGACATTGCGCAGGGCTGTGGCGCGTTCTATGACGCGGTCGTGGAACAGCGGGTGCGGCACCGTGACCAGCCGGAGTTGAACGCGGCGGTGGGTGCAGCACGGAAGCGCCCGTTGGGTGATGCGTGGGCGTGGGCCCGTAAAGGTGCCTCGTCTGAAATCACGACCTTGATTAGCGCCACGGTGGCGTTGAAGACGTACACGGAGGCCACGGCTTCCCGACCTGTGGATGTGGCCTCAAGTGTTTGGTGAAGGGAACCCCATGCCTAGGACTCCGTTCCTGTTGGACGTGGCCGGCATTGTGCTGATTTCGGCGGGCGCGTTTCTGTGGTCCACGGTGGCGGGGTTCATCGTGGCGGGCCTAGGCCTCATCGGGATTTCGTGGCTTTCTGAGCGTGAGGATGACAGCGAATGAGCCTGATTCGACGCATTGCCACGGCGCGTGAGGTTCGTTCAGATGTGGCGTGGGGAGGGGTTCCGCCGTTCCCGGTGAACTCGCAGCAGCCTGGTTCATCCACCTACGCCGGCGTGCCCCTCACCACGGACTCTGCTTTGCGGCACGCGGCGGTGTGGGCGTGCGTGCGCCTCATTTCGGGGACCTTGGGGCAGATGCCCCTTGAGGCCGTGCGCTATGACGGCAACATTGCCAAGCCCGTTGGCCAGGTTCCTGGCCTGCTGACTTCCCCTTCCGGCCTGATCCCCCGTTCCGCGTGGGTAGAAGCAGTCCTGACTTCGCTGCTGCTGCGCGGCAACGCGTACGGGCGGGTCACTGAATACAACGCGTCAGGCACCCCCACCCGCATCGAACTCATCAACCCTGAGATTGTGCGGCCCGAGCTCGACAAGGCCACGGGCCGCGTCGTGTACTACATCACCGTAGGCGGGGAACGCACCGTGCATGAGCGGTGGCCCATGGGCGACATTTGGCACGTTCCCGGTCTACTTCTCCCCGGTGGGTTCGTGGGCCTGTCCCCCATCGAGTACGCCAAGCAGTCCATTGGGCAGGGCCTCGGAGCTGAAAAGTTTGGGGCGCAGTGGTTCGGTGAAGGTGGCGTGCCCGCGGCCATTCTGACCACGGACCAGCCGGTCACCGAAGAGCAGGCGTCCACCGTCAAGGCACGGTTCATGCAGGCCGTGAAGGGTCGCCGTGAGCCGGCGGTGCTGGGGGCGGGCGTGAAGTATGAGCAAATCCAGGTGGCACCAAACGAGTCTCAGTTCATTGACGCGCAACGATGGTCTGCCGAACAGGTGTGCCGTGTGTACGGGATTGACCCCACCATGCTGGGTGTGTCTTCCGGCTCAGGGTCCACAGTCACCTACGAAAACCGTGAATCACGAGTGAGTGACTTCCTCGCGTTTGGCATCGGGCCGTGGCAGCACCGCGTGGAAGAGGCCCTGACCACCTTGATGCCGCGACCGGTGTTCGTGAAGTTCAAGACGGGCGCCATTCTCAGGTCCGACATTCAGACGCGTTACCAAACGTATGCCGTGGCTGCGCAGATTCAGCAGGCCACGGGCCGCCCGCTCCTCACCACGGACGAAATGCGGGCTTTGGAGAACTTGCCGCCTCTTCCCGATGCGGCAACGCCTGGGGGTCCGAACGAAAGCGAAAACGAATGACCGAGCGCACACTACAGCGGCGGGCAGTTGAGGCCGGCTGGGAGATTCGCCAGGAGCATGACGGCACCGTTGGTTTGCGCGGGTACGCGGCCATGTTTGATTCGCCTTCGCATGGTGAAGTGATCCGCTCAAGTGCGTTCACGAAGACGCTTGCTGAGCGTGCGGACGTGCGGCTGCTGGTCAACCACGATGGTGTGCCGATTGCCCGCACGAAGTCGGGCACCCTGCACTTGTCCGTGGATGAGCGTGGCCTGTACATGGAGGCCCCCAACCTTGACCTGACCAACCCGACCGTGGCTGAACTTGTCAGCGCCATGGCACGCGGCGACATTGACCAGTGTTCGTTTGCTTTCATTCCGGTTCGGGAGAACTACGACCCTGAAACGAAGCTGCGGGAAATCCTTGAGTGCAAGCTAATGGACTGTTCCGTGGTCACCTACCCATGGTACGAATCCACTTCGGTTGAGTTGAACAGCCTTGAGGCCGCACTAGCCGAGGTGCGTTCGGGCGCTGTTACTCCCGAGGCCCGCGACACCATCATGCGGGCCCTTAGCCTCAGCCTTCAGGTTGACATCACGGACGATGACGACCACGACGAAGACGACGAGTCTGAGGACGACGTGGTGGACGGCACGCCCGAACCGCAGGAAGAAGACGGCCTGCCCGCCTCCACCACCCCCGAAACTCCCGAGGCCACTGAGCCGCGGGCCGCACGCCGCATTGACATTGCGCGTGCCCTGTACCTGCGCTGATCCACGCAGGCACAACGTGACGCCGGAACCCAACAGGGCTTGATCCACCCTGCCAGGGTCACCACCTCACGACCCCTTCCCTTATCCATCCCACTCCCTTAGGAGAATGCTTTGTCCCTTCGTGACTCCCTTGTCGCGCAGCGTGACGCGAAGCTGGCTGAGGCCAAGGCCGTCGTTGAGGCGGCTGAGGCTGAGGCCCGTGACATCACTGACGACGAGCTGACAGTGGTGAAGGAGGCCCGTGAGGCCGCCGACGCCCTTGAGGTTCGCGTGTCGGAGATCGACGCCCTCGCTGACGCCCAGTCCCGTTCCGTGGCCGCTGCCCCGATGACCGCATCCGTGCAGGTCACCTCGGAGCCGTCGACCTACCGCAAGAATGGCGACACGTCGTACTTCCGTGACCTCGCCGCCGCGCAGCTTCGTGGCGACCGTGAGGCCATGGACCGCCTTGTGCGCAATGACCGCGAGGTTCGCGCCATCAACACCACGGACACCTCCGGTGGCGAGTTCGTGCCGCCGCTGTGGCTCGTGGACGAGTACGTGCGCCTGGCGCGTGCGTCCCGCGTTGCCGCTGACCTGCTCCCGAACCAGGCCCTTCCGGCTGGCACGGACAGCATCAGCCTGCCGAAGATCACCACGGGTACCGAGGTTGCGGCGCAGTCGTCGCAGAACAGCGGTTTCCAGAACACGGACATTGTGACCGCTTCGGCCACGTCCGCCGTTCACACCCTCGGCGGCATCCAGGTCATCAGCCTTCAGCTGCTTGAGCAGTCCCCCATTGCCGGTGGCATGGATCAGGTCATCATCAGCGACCTGGCCGCCGACTACGCCCGCGCCCTTGAGTCGTTCGTGCTCAACTCGGACGCGGCTGGCAAGCGTGGCCTGCTCAACGTCCCGTCCAAGATCGACGTGACTTACACCGACAGCACCCCCACGGTTGCTGAGATGTACCCGAAGATTGCTGACGCGATTCAGCAGATTCACACGCAGCGTTTCGCGGCGCCGTCTGCCATCGTGATGCACCCGCGCCGTTGGGCGTGGTTCCTCACGTCGCTCGATTCCAGCAACCGCCCGCTGATTGTTCCCGCCGCCAATGGCCGGTTCAACGGCGCTGGCACGCAGGACGGCGTTGCGGCGCAGGGCTTTGTCGGCACCATTCAGGGCATCGACGTGTACGTGTCGTCGCTCGTCCCGACAACTCTCGGCAGCGGCACCAACCAGGACCCCGTCCTGGTGTTCCGTCCCGAGGACAGCATCCTGTTCGAGGGTGCGCCTCGCGCGGAGGTCTTCCGCGAGACCTACGCGAACCAGGGCAGCGTCCTGGTCCGCATGTACAACTACGTGGCGCTTGCAACTGAGCGTTACAACAAGTCCGTGGCCGTCGTGAACGGCACCGGCTGCACCGCGCCTTCGTTCTAGTAGGCGCCAGCGGACTGCCCCCCGCCCGTGTACAACCCCCTCACGGGCGGGGGGCACCACCCCCGAACATGGGAGCACCCCACGTGATTGACCAGGGATACATTGACGCGTTGAAGCGTGAGCGTGAGCACTACGTACGTACAGGCCAGACGGCCCGCGTCGCGCTGGTGGATGCTGAGCTGAAGCGTGCCGGCGCCATCACCAAGGCGACCCCTGACCCCGTCGTGGAAACCGCCACCGTGGAAGCCCCCGAAACCGCGGCGAAGCCACGCGCAACCCGTAAGGCGGCACGCGCCACATGACCGCCACCTATGCCCTGCTTGAAGACGTGAAGGATGCCCTGCGCATCACGGACGACGTTGACGACCTCGTCCTAGCGGGCGTGGTTGAGTCGGCCTCCCGCGCCATCGACCGGTACTGTGACCGCTACTTCGGGCAGACCGGCACCGTCGCGGCACCCGTTGACCGCCTGTACCGGGCCCGCTCCCACCAAGTCCTCATTGACGACCTTGTCACCCTCACGGACATCGGCGTGGAGTATTCCGGCTTTGCCGAAACGTTCTCAAGCCTTGGCGCGAACAGCGTCATAAAGCAGCCCGTGAACGCCGCTACCCTCGTCCCGCCCCAGCCGTACACGGTCCTGTTGGCGAAGCCCGGTACGGTCCTGCCCCCTCCCCCTGGTTGGGTGCGCGTGTCCGGTGTGTGGGGCTGGCCCGCCATCCCCCAGCAGATTCGTGACGCGTGCGTGTTGCAGACCGTGCGCCTGTTCAAGTCCCGTGACGTGCCCCTCGGGGTCATGGGTGGCGCTGACATGATGGGCGCCATTCGCCTGCCAGGTGGACTGCACCCCGACGCCCGCCAGTTGTGTGAGCCGTTCCGGCGCATGGGGATTGCGTAGCCGTGGCCGACCTCGCCGCCATCATCAGCGGGCTCGCGGACAACCTCGGCACCATCGACAAGCTGCGGGTGCAGGAAGAGGTGTTGGACACGGTTCCGATTCCGTGCGCCATCATCGGCCTGCCCACGTCTGTGGAGTTTGACGAGGTCATGGCCCGCGGCGCTGACCTTTACACGTTCACCGTTCGGGTGCTGGTTGCTCGCGCGTCTGAGCGTGCCGCGCAACGGTCCCTGTTTGAGTACACGTCAGGCACCGGGGCCAAAAGCATCAAGACGGCTATTGAGTCGGATTCAACGTTGGGCGGTGCCGCCGACACCGTGCAAGTGACCAGCGCCGGAAACCTCGGCGTGTACGGGTATGGCGACGTGGATTATCTCGGCGCTGAGTTCACTGTGGAGGTGATCGCGTGACGTTCGTGCACGCAAAGGAAAGCCGTTTCGCGTTCGGGTCGAGCGCCCTGGCCGCGTACCTGACTGGGTACACGACCAGCACCACGTCTGACACGGCGGACACCACGGCCTTGACGCAGGCTGACCGAACCTATGTGGCGGGCCTGTCAGAGTCCAACGTCACGGCCACCGGCCTGTTTGAACCGCTGTTTGACACGCCCGTCGTGGCCACGTTCACCGCGGGTAGCGGCTACCCCGTCACCGTCGCCCCCGCAGGGTTCGCGGTCGGGTCCCCCGTCCTGGTCCTTGAAGGCCGCAACGTGTCTTACGAGCTCTCATCGTCCGTGGGTGAGGTCGTCGGCGCCAACGTCAACATTCAAGGCACAGGCCGGTTTGACTCCGGCGTCAGCCTGTATGACCTCGCGGAAGTCACCGCGGGCGGAAACGGCACGACGCACACGGACGCCGCCGGCACCAGCAACGGTGCCGTGGCCACCCTCCACGTTCCCGCGTGCACGGGAACCCTGACTGTGAAGGTTCAGCACTCCACCAACAACAGCACGTGGACTGACCTGACCACCTTCACTGCCGCTACCGGCGCCACCTCCCAGCGGGTCGAGGTGTCGGGCGCGGTCAACCGTTACCTGCGGGCGAGCTGGACCCTGACCGGGGTTGGCGCCGCCGCATCGTTCACCACATCACTCGCCCGCCGATAAGGAGCACACCCAAATGGCATTCGTTCATGGCAAGGACACCTACTTCAAGGTTGCCAGCACCGACCTGTCCACCTACATCAACAGCGTGAGCGTTTCCCGCACCGCTGACACCGCCGAAACCAGCGCGTTCGGCTCGTCCACCAAGTCGTTTGTGGCGGGCCTCAAGGATGCCACGATCACGGTTTCCGGCATGTTTGACGCCACCGTGTACGCCACCGTTGCCGGTTGGCTGGGCACGTCGCAGACGTGGGAGTACGGCCCCGCCGGCTCAACCGCTGGCCGCGTCAAGGTGTCCGGTTCCGGCATCATCACGAGCGTCGAGCTTTCGTCGTCCGTGGGTGAGGTTGTCGCCGCGAACATCAGCATTCAGGTTTCCGGCGCCGTCACGGACGGCACGTTCAGTTCCTAAGCCCTAGGAGGGGGTTGCAATGCAGATTCAGTTCACGTTCACTGACGGTCGCACGGTCGCGGCCAAGGTTCTACCCATTGACCGCATCATGTTTGAACGGAAGTTCTCCACGAGCGTGATGCAGGCCGCGACCGTGGACCAGCGCGAGGAATATTTCATCTGGCTGGGGTGGCACGCACTGCACCGTCAGGGCCAGGCGTCCGAGGACTTTGACACGTGGCTGGCCACCATCTCCGACTACGAGTCGGGTGGTGAACCCGAGGTCCCTTCGGACCCGGTAGCGAACACTGGTTCATAGCTGAACTAGCGATTGCTACCGGGATTAGCCCGAACGAACTGGCTCACACTGATCCGCAAATCCTTGACGCCATGCGCCGCGTCATCCAGAAACGTAAGGGGTGACGCGTGGCTCGCACAGCACAAATCCAAATCTTCGGGTTGGACTCACTGTTACGGGACCTGAGGAAGCTGCCGAAAGAGGCGCAGGACGAGTTGCGCGAGGCGTCAAAGGATATTGCTTCGCGGCTTATGGTTCCGGCGTACCAAGCGGCAGCCATGCAGGCGGGTCCGTGGGGTGGCGCCATTGCGGCAACAGTGCGCGCGAAGCGGGACCGGGTCCCGTCCGTAAGCATTGGCAGTAACCGCCGCACCTTCAGCGGCGGGGCGTCCCCCACCATGGTGCGCTACCCCTCCCAGTCTGGTTACCAAGGTCGAGCGGGCGCAGCCGGAACCATGCCTGCAGTGTTCGGCGCTGGATACGGCTGGATGGGGAAAATGGGCCGCTACAAGGGCGACGCGCTCAAAGAGTGGCTGCAGGCAGTTGACAGGGTCAAATACAAGTTTGAGGCGGGCAGGTAATGGCAGCTGGTCGTACTCTCACAGTCAACCTCGTAGCCAATACCAAGTCGTTTGGCCGCGGCATGGCGTCCGCCGTGCGGGACGCTCAGGGTTTCCAGGGCAAGATGACTGCGGTGGGTGCCAGCCTTCGCGGCATGGTCGGGCCCGCCATGCTGGGGGCCGCCGCCGCCGCTGGCGCATTGGCAACCAAACTGGCCGTGGATGGCGTCAAGGCCGCCATGGAAGAGCAGCGTGCACTGGCGCAGCTCACTACCGCACTTGAGAACGTAGGCCAGGGTTTCCGCGGCGCTCAGGTTGACCAGTTCATTGACGACCTGCAATACACGACGGCAGTCGCGGACAGTGAGTTGCGTCCGGCCTTTGTCAGGTTAGTGACCGCCACCAAGGATGTGGCGCAGGCACAGGACCTGATGAACCTGGCCATGGATGTTTCCGCCGGCACGGGGCGCAGCCTTGAGTCTGTGACCATGGCACTGGCTAAGGCCGCAACGGGTCAGACGACTGCCCTGCGCCGCCTTGGTGTCCCGCTCGATGCGGCCACGTTGAAGTCCGGTGACCTCAACGCCATTACGGACGAACTTGCTAAGACGTTCGGCGGGCAGGCCGCCGCCGCCGCTAACACCATGAGCGGGCGCCTTGAAATCCTGCGCATCGGCGCCGAAGAGCTCCAAGAGGCATTCGGCACCGGCGTCATCACGTCATTCTCGGGAACTAGCGACAGTGCTGAGGGATTGACGCAAAGCCTGCGTGACCTGCAGGACGAGGCCGAAGACCTCGGGCGCCAGGTCGGCGATGCCATCGGAATCTTCCTTGACATCGCTGAAGGCGTCGGAACAGCCAAAGACACCATTGACGGGATCGTTGACAGCCTCGGAACCTTCGGTGACGTTGCGGCTGGCGCGTTCTACAAGTTTTCCAACCCTGTTGGCGCCCTCATTGACCAAGTGAAGATTCTGTCCGCGGGCCTGACCAACAACCCTGACGCGTTGGCGTCGGCTGTGGGGGTTGTGCAGGGGGCAACGGACGGTGCCACCACGAGCGTGGCGGCCTTTGGTACGCAGGCCAGCGAAACCGCCGACGACGTTGAAGACCTGACTGAAGCGGTTTCCGAGCTGGAAACGTACGTGTCCCGAACAAACGCCATCTTGAACTATGAGAAGGCGTGGGATGAGCTGCGCAAAAGCATCAGGGAAAATGGTGACGCTTTTGACTACAGCAGCAAGCAAGGTCAGGCCAACAATGCGGCACTGATTGACTTTGCTGAGTCAACTGCGGATGCAGCCGCCGCACAGGACACGATGTTCGGCAAGGTCGCTTACACGCAGGACGCGCTATCAAACTTGTCTAAGGTTTTTGACAAGACGAAGATGTCTCCGGCCACGCGTGCCGCAATGCTTGAACCGTTCCAGGCACTCCTCAATGACCTTGACTTGAACTCAACTGATTTGGCCACCCTTCAAACACAGTTGAACAATCTCAAGAGCAAGACCGTTGACGTGACTGTCAACTACGACTACAACGGCACCCCACCACCCGGTATCCCTGGGCGCGCAATGGGTGGCTACATCCGTGGGTACTCCATGGGATCGCACCTTTCGGATTCCATCCCTGCCATGTTGTCCCGCGGGGAGTACGTCGTCCGCGCGTCAAGCGTGGCAAAGCTGGGCCTAGGGTTTATGGATGCCGTGAACATGGGCCGCGTGCCCTCAGGCGCCGGCGGGTCCGGCGTCACCATCGGCACCTTGAACGTGACATCAGCGCCAGGGGAACGGGCCGAAGAGTCCGTGCCCAGGTCGCTTCGACGCCTCGCATTTGTGGCAGGTCTGAATGTCTGAAACGTATTCAATCGGCTCCACGGATATCACTTCCCTGGTCACGTCGCTGCAGACGCTTGACCCTGTGGTGATCCCGACCCCGGTGCAGGACGACTACGTCGTGCCAGGGCGTGACGGGGTCGTGGCCGCCAACGCCTGGTTTGGGGCGCAGACGTGGAGCATTGGCGCGGTCATCGTCGGCACGGGTGCCACGGACGCGTTGCGCCGGTCGGACGCCATCACGAAGCTGCAGGCCCTGGCCACGGCGGCGTTTGGGTCGGGGTCCACGGTGACCATCACCCGCGTCATCGCCACGACCACGTCAACCGCCACGGCCCGTTACCTCGGCTGGAACGTGAACTGGGAAGCCCCCCACATCGCCCGTGTCGCCATTGACTTCCGGTTGATAGACGGCGGTTTCAAGTCGGGCGGGTCGTATGTCCTCTGACGGGCTCACGCTTGACGTGTATGACCCGACCAACACGACAAAGTTGGGCACCCTGTCTCAAGTCCTGTCGGCTGAGTTCTCAGACGAGTTCAACAGCACGGGCTATGGGCAGGTTGAGGTGCCCATGTCGTCAAGCGCGGACGTGGCCCTGCTGACCAAAGACGCCGTGGTGCGAGTCATCTACCAGGGCGCGGCCCGGTTCGCGTGGTTTGTGGAAATCCTTGAACGGGACCTAGCGAACTCAAACGGTCAGCAGGTGTTGCAGGCCGCGGGCCGTGGCCTGTTGGCGTGGCTTGACGACGCGGTCGTGTTCCCGCAGGGCGGCCTAGCCGACTTCAGCTCAGACGAACGCCCCTTCAACTTTGCCGCCGCTGACGGCGCGTGGAAGTCGGACTACACGTGGACGACCCCGCAAACCACCGTGTGGAGAAACGACACCACCGCTAGGAACAACCTGCCCGTGAAATGGCGCAGCATTGACCCCGCCGCCGCATGGATTTGGTCAACCAACCCCAGCTCGACTGTTGAGCGCGGAACCAACAACTGGTTCAGGGCCACGTTCACCCTGTCGGCGGCGACGCGCCTAGCCATGTGGGCGTCGTTTGACAACTTCGGCCAGGTGTACGTGGACGGCACCCTAGTGATGGACACCAGCCGGTTCAACGAAACCGCCCCGTCATACTCCCAGTTCACCAAGTTCGTGACCCGTTTGGGCAAGGGCACACACACAGTCGCGGCCCGCGTCCGCAATGACAAACCGTGGGAGCGCACTGACC